GTGATGCACCTGATGATCAATTCGACAAATGGGATCTGGGGCAGATCTGTACTGGATTATGCGGGTGAGACCGTTGGGCTACGAATGGGCATGTCTGCAACGCAGAGCAGCGTGCAAGGGCAGGGGCTGAACCCGGCGGCATATATTCAGGTCAATGCCGTGCTCGACAAAAAGGGACGAGATAACTATCGGGAGGCATATAGCGACGGTGTAAGCGGTTCGGATAACGCCGGCAATCTAATCGTCTTCGACAACAAGGTCACGAAGTTCGAACCCATCACCATGCAGTTTCGTGATGCGCAATTCCTGGAAAGCATGAACAACACCGATCTGGAGATTGCCAATTATTTCAAATACCCGGCCTATAAGCTCAATATGGGGAAGCAGAGTTATCAGAGCAACGAACAGCAGGACCTGGACTACATGAAATCCACGATTGACCCTCATGCGGTGCAGTGGGAGCAGGCTGCCCGTATATCCTGGCTGTCCGAAGCTGATCAACAGAGTGGTTATTTCAAGTTCAACCGTGAATCCATCCTGCGGACCAATGCCAAGAGCCGGGCGGAGCTGCACGAGATACAAATCCGCTCGGGGACCTTGCTGCCCAACGAATCGCGCGAGATCGAAGATCGCGATGGCTACGAGGAAGGCGGCAAGTTCTGGATGACCAAGAACAACGGGCCCGTGAGTGGACCCGCGGCGGAACAAGGAGATTGAGATGACCAAATCCAAAGACGATTCCATCCCTGGGATGGGCACAGATTCCACCTTGGAAGATTCGCTCCTCCTGGGAACCAAAAAATCTTGGACACATCGTGAGCGATCCTATATTTTGAATGCGTTCGCAAAAACCCCGTGGGCGATCCTGCCGCGCCAACTGATTGTCCTGCAGGAGATCGTGGTCCGGCATGTATCGGGGGAAAAACTCGATGCGGAGGAAGTGGAAACGCGTGTGCATGGCGCCAGCCGTCCGGCAACCGATCGCCGCATGAGTGCTGTGGCAGTGCTGCCGCTCTTCGGGACGATCTTCCCCAGGGCGAACCTCATGACGCAAATGTCCGGAGCGACCAGCGCGGAGCTGTTCGGAAAAGAGTTCGCACAGCTGGTCAAAGACCCCGAGGTCAGTGCAATCGTCATCGATGCGGACAGCCCAGGTGGCACGGTGGATGGCATCGAAGAGCTATCGAATCAAATTTACGATGCGCGCGGGACTAAACCCATTGTGGCTGTGGTCGATCACCTGATGGCATCCGCAGCTTATTGGATCGGCACGGCAGCGGAGGAAGTTGTGATCAGTCCATCTGGTGAGGCGGGATCGATCGGCGTGTTTGCAGTGCATGAAGATTGGAGTAAAGCGCTCGATCAGGAAGGGATCAAGGTTTCACTGATCAGCGCGGGAAAATTCAAGATCGAGGGCAACCCCTATGAACCACTCGCCGAGGACGCAAAGGGTGCGATCCAAAGCCGGGTGAACGATTACTACGATTCCTTTGTTAATTCGATAGCGCGCAACCGTGGTGTGAACCCGGATGCGGTCCGGAATGGATTCGGTGAGGGGCGTGTGGTCGGCGCGCGCCAGGCGGTCGCCTTGGGAATGGCAGATCGAATTGGCACCCTCGAGGAAACCGTTGATCGTCTACTAAGCCGACCCCCTGTGCCTGCAACGTCGCAGGCCAATCATTCTGTCAATCGTCCGCATGATCCAGCTCAGGCGGATTTTGAGCACGAGGCGCAGCGCCTGCGTGACTATGTTCAAATTTTCAAGTAAGGAGAAACTATGCCAAACCTAAAGCCCTATTACGATGCCGCGTTGGCCGCGGACGCAGAGGTGAAGCGCATCCTGGCTGAAATGGATGCTGCATTCAACGATGGGACACCGGAAGGCAAAGAGAAGGCGCTTTCGCTGCGCCCCGCGCTGGACGAGGCACAAAAGAAAGCGAAGGATGCCAATGAGTTATATGCCAGCATGCGCGATGCATCTCTGGTGAATGATTCAATGGCTGCGCTCTTCACTACACCACCCGATCCCGCCACCAGCGACCAGAAGGATGATTCCAAAAGTCCCAAGGTCATGAAGCGATCTGATTTTCAGGCGCTTTCTCCCAAAGACCGCCTCGCTTTCGCAAAAGCTGACGGAAGACTCGAAGACTAGGAGGCCGCAATGGCTAACGAAAACACACTCACGGGGTTGATCCCCACTATCTACAAAGCCGCAGACCGCGTTTTACGCGAGCAGATCGGCTTCATCGGCTGTGTCTACATGGATCCGTCTGGTGAAATGGTCGCCAAAGACCAGAACATCACCTATCCTGTCGTGCCTACGATAGCCGCAACGGACGTTGCGCCCGCAGCGGTTCCCACCGAGCCGTCTGGTGCTGCACTTGGTTATGGCTCGATGACGATCAGCAAGGTGAAAAAAGCTCCATTCGTGTGGAAGGGCGAAGAGCAGGCATCCATTAGCCCTGTTTACGATCAGGTCAAAGAGGATCAGTTCGCGCAGGCATTCCGCGTGCTTGTGAACGAGGTCGAGTCTGACCTGTTCCTGGCTGCCAAGCGTAATGCCTCGCGTGCATACGGGGCGGCCGGCACCACGCCATTTGCATCGGCTGGGGTGCTCACTGATGTGGCTGAAACGCGAAAGATTTTAGTTGACAACGGCGCCTGGACGAGCGACATGCATATGGTGCTCAATAGCACCTCGGGTGCGAAGATCCGCGGCGTCCAGGCAAACCTGTTCAAAGTCAACGAAGCGGGAAGCGCTGAGCTTCTGCGCGATGGCAGCCTTGGCAGTCTGGAAGGTTTTATGATGCACGAATCTGGGGCCATTGTCAGTCACACCAAGGGCACAGGCACGAGTTATGTAGTTAATGGCTCGCACGCGGTGGGTGCGACGACTCTGGTGGCGAAGACCGGCTCAGGGACCGTCCTATATGGCGATGTACTGGCCCTCGAGGATGACACGACCAACAAGTATGTGGTAAACACCGGCATCGCGGCGCCTGGATCCATCGTCCTTGGCAAGCCCGGCTTGCGCCAGTTGCAGACCGATGGCAAGACCATCACGATCGGTGAAAATTACCTGGGCAACTTTGCCTTCGAGCGGAATGCCATCCACCTGCTCACCCGCGTTCCCAAATTGCCGAAGGAAGGCGCTCTGGGCGAACATGAAATCATCACGGATCCATTCAGCGGCATTTCGTTCCTGGTGTCGATCTATCCGGCGTATCACGAAGTCATTGTTGAAGTCTCACTGGCCTGGGGTGTGAAGGCTGTCAAGAGCGAAGCCATCGTGATCCTGCTTGGATAGGCTGTTTTAGCTATCTCCCCATCCAAATGGAAACAGGAGTAGAGGAGACATTATGACAATGGTATTGATGCAAAAAACTGGAGAGTCCGACATTCTGGTTGATTCGACCAACGTCACTCCGCATGAGGCATTGGGCTGGCACCGCGCCAGGATCGAGATCAGCGCAGATGGTCAGTCGCTGATCGTTCCGCATGGGACCTATATTGATTTCGTGGATGGTGCGCTAAAGATCGGGGGCGTGCAGATGGTCTCTTCCGCGGCGGAGTTGAATTCACTCGACCTGAACGAAGATCTGCGTCAGATGGTCCATTACTCCATCACGCCCGATGCCGAAAGCGCCGTGTCGGTAAAAGCGGCCACTGTCCTGACCCTCACTGGACAAAACTTAACTGCCGGGATAACAAACCCGGATGTGCCGCGCACGGTGATCGTGAAAGGTAATGTGTCTGGGATCACTGCGGAAGTTGGCATTACCGGCACCAACATCGCGAATGCAGAGATTAGCGACACTCTCACCCTGGATGGCACCACCGAAGTGGAAAGCATCATGGCATTCAAGACTGTGACGCTCGTGGCACTGCCCGGCTACACTCACGCGCCCGTGGCGCAAGTGGAAACCGCGACCGTCGTTGGCACTGTGACAGGCTCCGGAGATGCAGCTGTGATCGTGACTGCGGCCGGTATGACAGGCAGCCCGAAGACCATCAATGTGGCTGTGTTGGAAAATGATACAGCCAGTGATGTGGCTGGCAAGATCCGCACTGCTTTGGGTCTGGATGCAGCTGTGATTGCTTTATTCGCGGTCAGCGGTGCAACCGATAAGGTCATTCTCACCAGGCTTGCGCCAGCTGCCGATGATGTGAGCTTGAATATTTCGATCGATAACGGGACCTGCACGGGTCTCACGACCGCAGCGACATCCGCTGACACCACTGCCGGCGTGCAGAATGACACGGTGAGCGTGGGAGTTGGAAAAAAATTTGGCGTCCCGCACATTGTCGAGAACGCCAGCCTGCTCGAGGAAAAAATATTCGACGGGTCAGATGACAGCGGCACGTTGGCTGTGGACGCCGATCTCGAGAAGAATCTGTTTTCATTGAACGGCACCCCAGATGGGGCCAAAGTGCTTGACCTGTATTACCTAGCATAAGGAGAACGATCATGGCAAAGGAAAGTGAATTTATCAAAGTCTTCAAGGATGGAGAAGTCCTTGAGATCAGCCCACTGGCGCTGGCAGACCATCTCAATTTGGGATGGGTGCTCCTCGACGAGGATATGGCTAACGCCCAGGCTGTTGAGGCTCAGGCTGCGAAAGAGAAGGCAGAAGCCGATGCCACAGCTGCAGCGGAAAAGGCTGAAGCAGATAACAAGGCTTCCATAGCGAAGGCAGAAGCGGATGCGAGGGTTGCCAAAGCAAAGGCGGCGCCAGCCTCCAGGGTTGCCGCAAAGAAGGCGGAAGCTGACGCTGAAGTTGCACGCAAGAAAGCTGAAGCGGAAGCCGAAGTTGCCAGGAAGAAACCATCTACCAGGTAAGGGACGCTCCACGTAGATGACCAACATCCTGACCGCTGCTGAAGCTGCCAATTTCGTCCGCACCGATACATCTGATGCGGTGATGTTGATGCTCTTGCCGCTGATCGACGATTTCATCAAGCGCGCAACGGGTAGAGATTGGACCGCAGACAACCCGATCAACAACGTAGCCAAGGCATCCGCCGGCATGCTCCTGGTGCAGTGGTACGACAATCCGACCCAATCTGGAACAGATCTCCCCCTCCCGTTTGGACTCACCAACACGCTGACGCAGCTCGAGGCAGAAGCGTTGAAGTATCGCAAGTATCAGTTCTATGGCCTCAGCGGCGTGGGCAGCATCCGTCTCCAGGGCGCCGAAGTTGGTGATGATGTGCTCAGCCTGGTTGGTGTGTATGGCGTCAGTGGAGATCAAAAGTCGAAGTTTGAAACCAAGATCTCCGTCCGTGGAGTCCTGCAGCAAACGAACAGCAGCAATCTCTCGACAAATATTTATGTGGCGGTCCTGAAATCGCCTGCAGATGATGTGATCCCATGACCTACACCATCAACCCTGGCGAAATGCGGACGCAGATCACACTGCAGAGCCCCACGATCTCAGAAGACGCAGGCAGCGCGCAGAGCACAACCTATGCCAACGTTACGCCCAATCCAACAATGTACGCGCGCTGGGTCAATTCTCACGGTCAGGAAGCTGTGACGAACGAGGCGCTGAAAGATGTGCAGCGCGCGACGGTCACCATTCGGCATCGCACCGATATCAAAGAGACCTGGCGAGTCGTCAAAGGTAGCGAAAATTGGCAGATCCTCTCGATCGATCCTGTGCGTGATCAGCGGCGCTTTATTGAGCTGATCGTCGAGCGCGTGAAAGGAAGTGTCTAATGTCCACCACAGGCAAACTTGAATTAGGTGGTCTTGCCAATTACCTCGAAGATATTGCCCGGGCCGGGCTGGACATCGATGCGGCAGCCG